AACTTAGCTCCTCTTTACTCAAATCATCTGGCAAAAGACGACTCAATGCTTCCATAGCTTCGAGTTGATGCTTCTTCGTCCCCGTGCGTAACTGGACTATCCTTAGTTGGTCTTCGAGATACTGCCACCTATCTACCAGCCGCGCCGTAAATGCGGGGGACATTTGTGCAACGAGTATATACGTATCACGCTTTGGGATTCGGTACGCTTTGACCATAACCCCTTGATTGTTCTTAGTTTCCTCCAATGGAGGAAGCCCAATTATACTGCTTTGGACAAGCCTATATACGGACCGTTTTACATTATCATGTCGACAGCCCAATAACTCTGCAATTTCCAGAGATGTCATCGAATCTATTTTTAATAGTGACAGCATTACATTACTCATCTTAGTTTCCTATTTTTCATTTAAGGGGTGCCCTTCTCCGCACACCGGGCCAGTGTTGAAAAACCTGAATTATAAGGCTGCGAAAACTTATTATATCTCAATCTCGAAAACGTCTGCCACCTTCTTATACCCGAAATCATTCGTCAATAACTTCTTACTCCAGCCAAACCGGGCTTGGGCTTCGATGCCGTCGTACTGCATCCCCTTAGCATAGAACCGTAATAGATTGAGTAACGGTACACCCCACGGCTCCATGGGCTCAACGCCACCAACAAAGGCAACATTGAGTAGTATCTTGCGCGGGTAAATCACCGGATTAACCACCGCCGCGCCGAGTATGGCGCCTTCTTCATAAACCACAAACAAGTGGTACTCGTACTGCGTCAGTAAATCATGGATGTCTTCTACTGCGTACCGACCCAAAGATTTGTCTGCCGCTTTACTAAGGTGTGGCTCAACTTGCTCCCAGAATAGCGGCAGCATAGCCAACGGGACTAGGGAGGCTTCAGGCATTATAGTGCTTGCCGGCTCTAAAGTCCGCTAGCGTCATACCTTGGGTTCGCTGAAAATGACAATATTCGCGGAACTTTGGCCAATCGCCTGCCCATTCCAAGCCTAATGATTTGCCAATATCACCGCAGCGTCGGAATAGAGCAATACTGTTCCACTGCGCTTTGCCATTGACGATAGGGACGATATCGAATGCAACCCCAAAGTTGTGGAACGAATAGCCACCGCGTGCGTTGGTTACAATGGCGCCGGGCTTAGTACGCCCTTGTGCATACAGTGCGTCTTGCTCCTGTATCGAGCGATATGTGCTGGTGATGAGAATCTCAATGCCTTGTTCTTTACACTTTGCTACAAACTTACGACACAAGCTAGCCACTTCGGGGTGTAAATCATTGATGTCCCGGCTGCTCATGCTGGCAATGCCCGGTATGCTTTACATTTATGTTGCTTATACTTTACCATTTATTAGCCTTTCTAAAATTTAATAGGGCGGGGATAACCTGTAAATTCATAGGCACGTGGAGCCCCGATACTTTCCTACCTTGTAGTGGGATGATGTGGTCTACATTCCATTGTATCCCAGTTAGGCGGGTTCGTAATTCTGAAAGTATGTATATCTCTTCCATTAACCATATATCAGTGGGGGATAGCCAAGAAGGGGTACGATGCATCTTCGCAATTTTCCGTTTCATACCTATCGCTTGAACTTTACCGGGGTTATTCTTCGTCCACCTTGTCTTACAAAACCTAGTGTTAGGATGGTCGGGATTTTCTTGCCTCCACTTAACCGAACGAGCTATAGCTTTTTCTAACCGAACTTTGCGCTGCTCTGAGGTTTCTACTGTTCGCGCCAACCTAGCTCTTTCTGCTATTAGGGGTAGTTTATGTGCATTCTCTCGTACCTTGCGTGCGTTATAGGCTTCCCTATTAGCCGCAACCCGCGCATTTTCCTTTAATCGAGCACACTCCACACAGCCCCCACTAGCAGAATACCGCAAACTATGTCCTCTATTACAAGGTACATCAGGGATATAATAAAGCCCCTCTCCTTGATACGCTTCTTTGACCCTCGCCGCACGGTCTTTATCATGTTTTGATTTACATCCAACACAATATCCTGTTGCTGCATACCTAAGGTTATGCCCCCTTAAGCACGGTCTGCCCGGAATATAGTGGCTTTCCCCCTTCTCTTTAGCCGCTTGCCTGTTAAGTGTAGAGATTTTCTTTGCGCTTAATTTCATTTTAATGCCTCATTAAAATATGCCTGGATTAAATGTGGCGAGCGTCAGGCTAACGCTGTTCGACCGCTAAGTCTAGCCACACACGAATTATACTACACAGGGAGCGCCTTGTATGCCTTAATGTCTCTGGCGATATTGCCGCGACCTATTGATTTTTTACGGCTGCGTTGGATATCATTCACCATCTTGTCAAGGCGTTTAGCCCCGGCATCACTGGACCCATTCCCAAGAGCTGAGACCGCATTTGCCGGTATGATAAACTCACCACTTGCAATAGCCGCCGGACGACGCCCATCAATAATGGCTTCTATACCGTCTGAGACCCCGTCCCCCTCACCGGACACCATGCGTCCGCGCGCGTAGCCATCGCCATGCCCCTCAACCATGCGTCCGCGTGCATAACCGGCTATGCCTTGTTGCTGTGGGGGTGCCTGTGGCAACGGCTGCGCTTGCAACGGCGCCATAGCTTGTGCCTGAGGCGGGGGTGCTTGCTGAGTCTGTGCCTGCTGCGCTTGTTGTAAACCCGCCGCATAGAATTTATTGACCGGCCCGCCTTCGGCATAGCCTAGCTTGGGCTTATAGGCCGTGGGTCGTGACGGCTGGTAGTTGGGGGATATGCCCCACGCTGACGTTGGTTGCTGCGGTTGGGGGGTAGTATCATACCCTCCCCCATTATTTTGGGTAAGGGCATTAATACCTTGTCCGACGAAGCCAATCGCCTGCAACGGGTTCTCGCCAGCCCAGTTCATAACTTTATCAGGCATGCCTTTTAGACCGGTAGTAAAGTGGGATAAGCCTTTTTCAAATGAGGACATGCCGGCTTCTTTAGCGGCTTGCTCTGAGGCTACCCGCGCCATTTGCTCTTGGGCTATACCCGTGGCTGAGGTTGCATCGGGCACCAACCCGGATCCGCCTGCGACACCTTCAAGCCCTATCTTACCTATGCCCTCAGTAGCGCCACGCGATAAGGCTTGCTGGCCCATCTGCGTCGTACCTTGTGTGAATCCTGGGAGTGTTGCAGAACCCGGCGCCTGCACCGCGCCAGCAATACCCATTTGATTTCCGCCTTGTGCGACGGCTTGTTGTGCTGCTGTAGAAAGTTCCGGTGTAATAGCACTACTGGCTGTTGTGCCTGCAGCGCCACCTGCCCCGCCTGTCCCTGCGCCTGCTGCAGCCCCTCCGGCAGCACCAATGCCACTGGCTACGCCGCCGGTTAAAGCACCGCCACCAGCGCCTATTAGCGCACCTTTTAAAACATTACCCCCGGATAACGCCGAGCTGGCACCCCCAATAACGGCACCTGTTCCTGCGCCAATTAATGCCCCGGTCGCAATGGTCATCGCCGTCGCGCCGGTGACAAACACATAGCAGCCACGGGCTTCTAAATCAGGGGAGTTGCTTCGGAATTTCATGGTCTTGCTCCAACAAAAAGATTTCATACTCATCAAACGTGTCGCATGTAAGAACAGCTTCCATCTCGGCAGGGTCGGTGATATCGGTACTTAGTATATTCGCAAACACGCAGTCTGTCTCGGCATAGCCCAGCCTTTTTGCGCCTGCTTTGCCCATCCCCACCCAGGGTGCGGTAATGATAAAAGCATGCTCGTCATCCGCCAGTCGTAGTGTACCTTCCAACAAGACGGCAATATGCGCATGCTTGTGTATTTTCCCTGTAAGCGACGTGCCCGCTTTTAAGCGCATCACCCGAAAACACACGCCAGGAAGGTAGTAATGCTCCAGTGGACAGTCCACTTGCGGCAGCGTTCTGATAAGCGCGCAAAGCCGCAGTATCTCCGGCATGTTGCCGATTTCAGCTAAGTGGCTCATACTTTTATCTTTATCACGTTGCCCGCCGTGGTGTCGTAATACAAATCACCCACCCGTAATTTAGCGAGGTCCGCTTGCGTAGGCAGGCTAACTTCCTGGACATTGGCATCATTTAGAATACTAAAATTCATCGCGCTGAGTATCTTGCCCTGATTATAATTGGTCGACGCCTGACAGATGCCGGGATTATCTAATTCTGCGAAATACAAGCGCAGGATTTTCAATAAGTCGTCAAAGAACTGCCGGTCATACTGCGGCGGTGCTAAGGGGAGATTTGGGGATTTGGTCGTTCCGGTACTAATATCACACCCCCACTAACTTAAGATTGCCCTTAACGGAGGTATCTTCTATCCGCTTGGGCTGATACTTGTCATAAAGCAACTCCTTTACTTTACCATTATCTTCAAGCACCTCATAAAGTTTGATGTAATCATCCAGTACCTTCCCGCGTACCTCTATCATATCGTCAGACATCTCATCTTTCTTAAGCATCTTAGGGAAGCCAAACAGATTGCTCACAGCCTTGTTTACTACCGTATTAGCTTTGATGTAACTTAGCTCCTCTTTACTCAAATCATCTGGCAAAAGACGACTCAATGCTTCCATAGCTTCGAGTTGATGCTTCTTCGTCCCCGTGCGTA